ATCAACAAATCTCTCTGTCTTATGCCCGTTTATACAGGCAAATTCATACATTCTTCTCATTTAAGTCCTCAAATGCTCTTTCGCTGACTTGTTTCAAGTTTTTCAGCCAAATAAGTATAGATAACTCACCTTTTCTGAATTGTAGACTTTTTTCATCTGCAATTGTTGAAATATTATTCAAAGGTTCTATCATTTTGTCAACATCCTCCATCAAATCTATCCACCCTTGTGTGGACATTGTGGAAAATCGCTCTTCATAGTACTTTTGAAGTTCTGGGTTCATGCTCTAGTCATCTGTTTTTCAACAATCTTAGCCTTGTTCTGAATATCAGCTTCTTTAAGCATCAATTCAGCAACCTTGACACGCTTATCAAACTCTCGTGAAGCCAAAGCATCGTCAGTTGGTAGGTTCTTGGTGTTAGCCGCCATACTCTTAGCTTGCAACTCAATAGGCATCAATTGCGCTTCAGTCAATAACTTTTGCGCTTCAGCCTTATTCTGCTCTGCTTGAGTCGTTTGGACAGCAATCTGAGCCTGTGCCAGTTGCATAGCTAATTGTTGTTGCATCTGAGCCGCTTGTTGGGCTTGTGGATCAGCAACAGCCATCTTGTCGAGCATCTCAATCAACTCAAATCTGTTTGACAGAGAAGAATTAGCCATGATGCCCTTCAAAATGATAGGCAAAACAGGTGTATTAGGGCCAAGAGTCTGCAACAAAGCAATGAACTGTTGTTGCTCATGCTCTCTAGCAATGATACCTAGCGCTGCCGTAGGAATGAACTTCATGTCTACAGTAGGATAACGCTCGGGATCAAACTGCATATAGCGATAAGCGGCTTTGGTGATGAAGGGGATCATGAAATCCTCTTGGAAGTTCACCAAGGTACGCTTGTATTTCTTGATAATCGAGGCAGTAGCCATCGAAATACCACCCTGACCAGCATCTCTAGAGACAGCAGTAATCATTCCCTGAGAGTCAAGAGTGCCTGTTGCCATCAAAAGCATACGCTCAAACTCTTTGGCAGTAGTCAGGTTAGAACCATCTGTATTGCCGAACTTGAACGGGAACAGAATCTCATTTGGATTGCCGTTTGTCAGGATTGCCTTGCCTGGCTTAACTTCAAACTTAGCACCACGGGGGAGGCGAGTGGCATCCATAGCCATCATTGGGCTAGTTGTCAGAGCAAGTGAGTCTAAGTGTGAACGAACTTGAGCATCTATGGCTTTTTGTGAGTTGTAAGCCTTCTCGACAGTACCACGACCCAACAAGCGATTAGGAACTGTATCGTCCTGATAAGCAAGGATTGGGCGGTCTTTCATCATGTATGGATTGGCTTCTGCTTTGAGAAGCGTTCCATCATTGGCAATCACCACAATTGCTTCGACCAAATCGGAATACTCATCTTGGATGGTGTCTTCAGGAAAGAAATCCTCTACTTCACCATCTTCGTTTTCCAACTGTTCTAGGTACTCACGGGGGACAAGTCCATAGTAAGTTAAAAGTTTTACCTTGTCATCTTCGTACTGAGAGACCTCTTGGGTAGGCTCTAAGTCTGTATCCATAGAGTCAGTACCGACCTTTACCTTGCGGTAGATGCCTTCTTCCTGACCTTTAACGATCTTGTGGATAGAGACATACTTCTCAATAGCCACACCCATACAGTCATCAATAGATGTTCCATTGGGGTCAAACAAGAAGTTACGGGGGTTAACAGGAACAATCTTGACTGCAATGCGGTCTTGTTCTACCACTCCGATAGCGGCTTGTCCCATTTGACCAGGTATTGCTTGAGTAGCGGGGACAAAGACTTTCTCTGTTTTGACAACAATCTCACCGATGCCCGTACCATAAATCTCAGCAAGTAACTCAATCTGGTCAATAGACTTGCGAATCTTATCGACTTTAAAGTCTTCCATGAGTTGTGATTTGATGGCAGCAACATCTAGGGGGCTTCCGTTAACATCACGAATATCATCTTGAATGTCAAAGAATTCACCCTGACCGAAGATGGCTTCCATAATCTCGGCATGGCGTGTCTCTACGGCTTGTTGGGTAGCGGGGGTAACGATACGGCTACGCTCGGAGTCACGGGTCTTGTCTTGGACATCCCACTCACCATTGAAGATACGCTCGTACTCTAACCAATCATCAAGACAGTTAACATCTCTCCAATCCCTCCATCTATCACAATGGTTGACAACAAAGTTAACTATTTCCTTGTCGGACTCGGTTGGTTCTTGATATTCCATGATATTACCTTGTAGTGTCGCCAAAAGGATCGCTGTATGCGGGGTTCGCTGGCAATTGATTGTTTGTTAATCCAATGTTTCTTTTGATTTCAACGGGAACAGCATTTTTACCAGATATAAATGCTTCTCCTAATGCGTATTGGTCGCCACCTAAAAAAGTATTAGCCAAAGCACTACCCATTCTTTTAATTGGATTCATTTGAGCATAATCTTGTGCAGCATACTTATGAACTTCATTGTTAAAGTCGTAAGAATCGTAAATCTGATATTCGCCAGTTTGAGGGTTTATTTTGTATCTAAATCTACCTAATGTCTGCGCCCATCCAGCAGGGTCTTTATCAAATTTGTTTTGAGCCGTTCTTCCTCCATAGCCCGTGTATGCAAAAGAAAAATCACTTGGAATTTTACCTTGAGCAGCCTCACGCAACTGTTGAGCTTGGGTAAGTTGTAACTGTGCTCTGTTTTTAATGTTTTCTAAGAAATCAACTTTCTCAGGGTCTATTGTTTTTGAATACTCAAAATCTCTTTTAGAGTTACTTTCAAGAATTTTTGCTTCTTCAAGTAAATCTTTTTTAGGCCTTGTGAAATAATTTAGTTTTTCTTGGTAATGTGATTTTATTAAATCATCTAAGGCAGTTAATTCTTTTTCAGTAAAATCAGTATTACTAATTGGTTTGTTAGTAGTGTTAGTTAATGACTTTAACAACGATTCGCCATAAGTGCGTTTACGCATATCGACTGAACTTCGATACTTGTCTGCCAACGAACTAAACAAACCATCTGCCATCCTACACTCCTGAAATAATATCTACTGGTTCCCATTCCTCGGAGTCATCTTCTTCCATATACGAAGTGACAGCAAGTTGGTCAATGTAACTGAGGGAGTCAGGTAAGTCATCATGGACTCCTTGAGCAGGGAACAGGATTAACTGGTCTACAAACTCATCCCAATCTTCTTCCGAATTTAACACAATTCTGCCATGCTCGAACCTACCTTGTAAAGCCCAGATGATTCTGTCTGCTTTTTTTCTATTCCCATGAGTCAAATCTATGATGTGGGCATAGGTGTTGTTCTTTCGCATTAAGTCCGAAAGATAGGGCAAAACAGCGTTCTTTAGCGCCCCCCTCTCTATCCCCACACTAAGGGGTCGGTAGTCTCTAATGGCTATCAGTATCTTAGAGGCAGTCTCACGGATATCCCAACGCCCGTGTTCAATCTTCTCAACAAACCACTTTCCATCGTCTGTAACCTTCACTATTGAGATAGCAGACTCATCCAGACGCTTCTTAGAATTAGCTGCTTGTTTGGCAACTTCCTCGAATCCTGCTAGGTCAACAGCGATGTAATAGCTTCCATGTTCAGGCTTTACCCCGTATTTGATCCACTCTTCCTTGAAGATGTCAGAACCCGCATTGGTAAAGGAAGCCATGTACTCCTGTTTAAAAGCAAAGGTACTCAGGGTTTTCTTAGCACTTTCTATCTCTTTTGCGTCAATCAATGGGTTATCAGCAGTGGTGAAGTGCCAACTCTTCCAATCAGGATCATCCTCTGATTCGCCCAACTTAAAGGTATCGTAGAACCAGTTGCGTCCCTTTGGAGTGCCGATAAACAATGCTCTCCCCCGTTTATCAGACAAACTGGCACGAATGACCTGTTCCCATGCTTCGGGCTTGATGTCGGCTACCTCGTCTAGAACGGCATAGGTTAGAGAGACTCCACGAAGGGTATCAGGTCTATCAGCACCACGAACGTATATCCTAGCCCCGTTTATCAGGGTAATGTCTAAGTTGTTCACATGGGAAGACTGAATAACCTCTCTGCCAAGGTCTAGCAGTAAGTCCCAGATAATCTGTCTTGACTGTCCCATAGTCGGTGAAACGTAAAGAACCGCAGAGCCTTGTGGACACTTGAGTCCTTCAATCAGTAGGGTAACTGCCGCCATCCGAGACTTACCACATCTACGACCAGCAGCCACAACCTTGAACCGAGTCGTGTCTTTGAATACCTCTTGTTGCCAAGGAAGAAGACTAAAGTTCAGATCAGCCATACTTTGCCTCTACGTCTTCAGGTTGTTCAGAGTCTACAACGATGGGTTCTTGTCCTAGCCCCGTGATATTGATGGTTACGGCACTTCTCTGACTCTTGTCCTTTTCAAACAAAGAAACAGGTAGAGTCCTATCAAGACACATCTTAAGGGCTACCAATTGATGGGGATGGTCATCATTAAGGGCTATCTCTATCACCTTCTGAGCCACATCCTTACCTCCACTCCTAATCATTAACTCCTTTAGCTCCTTGAGCCTCTGGTGGTCTGTCTTAGGCAGTACTAAGGGTGGGTTGTCAGCAAACCTCTGTATGGTCATCTTGACACTCCCCTTGGGTCTTCCTCTTCCTCTTTTTAATTGTTCCATTTGTCCTCCTTGGATGGATTCATTTTCACTTTTTCTGAGGGTGGGGTGTACCACAAATATCTACCAACCCAACCTACCCACTCCCCCCCCCATACATTCTCTACACCTAGGGTTTCTACCTAAGGGTTTCTACCTACTCGTTTACCCTATCAGGGTTTACCCTTACCTTGTCTAAATGCGAATGATTCTTATTTGCAATTAGAAGGGTGCGAATAGCAGATGC